TCTTGGATCATCGAGGACGAGGTGAACGACAAGAGCAAGTTCTACAAGATGAACCTCCCCGTCGGCACTTGGATGGTCTCGATGAAGATCGACAACGATGAGGTCTGGAAGGAGTACATCAAGGAGGGCAAGGTGCGCGGCTTCAGCATCGAGGGGTGGTTCGTCGATAAGATGAAGACCAAAAAGAAGACCGAGCAGGCGCGGTTGAAGTAATATAACACCTACTTAATTTTTTAAGTGTTTGGTTTTTTATATTTGTGAAAACCAACACAATGGCAGGCAGCGAATCAAAGCCCGAGGGCGAACTCGTCAAGAAGTACATCGAGAAGTACCTCGACGACCTCAACGATAAGACCGAACCACTCGGCAAAAAGACACTCGCCCGCATCATTGTAAGGGACAACCCTGAGATGTTCACCGAGGACGACGTGGACAAAGTTCGACGGATTATTCGCTACTACACCGGGCAGGGAGGAGAGAGGCAAAGGAAGAACAAGATCATCGACGCGCCACCCGCCCACAGAGGGAAGGCACAGATAAAGGGCAAGAGCATCCCCGAGAGCCACGCCCGCAGGCACAAGCCCTTCGAGATTGAAGGCAAGCGTATCGGCATCATCTCCGACGTGCATATCCCATACCATGACCCCGCAGCCATCTGCGCAGCTCTGGACTACTTTCAGAAGAAGGAGGTGGACACCATATTGATGAATGGCGACATCCTCGACTTTTGGAAGATCAGCCGCTTCCTGAAGAAGGGCAACAAGCCCGACCTCGTTGAAGAGATCGAGGCGGGGCGTGAGTTCCTCGAGTGGCTTCGGTGGCAGTTCCCCGAGGCTCGGATATATTACAAGCTCGGCAACCACGAGGCGCGGTGGGAACTGTATCTGTGGGAGAAGGCGGGAGAGATGGCCAAAGCCCTCGAGATGGAGTTCGGGCAGTCGCTCGGCTTTGCCCACTTCCTGCACCTTGAGGAGCATGGCATCACCTACATCCCCGACAACCAACAGATCAAGGCGGGCAAGCTGAACATCATCCACGGCCACGAGTTCGGGGGGAGCTTCTTCAACCCTGTCAATGCAGCGCGGGGGCTGTTTATGAGAGCGAAGGCTTCGGTGCTTGCAGGGCACAACCATCAGACGAGCGAGCACCAAGAGGGCAACATCAACGGGGACGCCATCGCCTGTTGGTCTACGGGCTGCCTCTGCGAACTTGCTCCAGAGTACCGCCCTTTCGCTTTTACGAAGTGGAATCTCGGTGCGGCATGGGTTGAGGTCTACGACGACGGGAGCTTCATGGTGGACAATTTCAGAATCATCGAAGATGCAGACGGACTTTACTCGATCCGATAAAGAGCGCGTGCCTGTCGCCTGCAACCTCTTCCACAAGGGCTGCGACTGCGCACCAACGGAGGCCATGAAGTGCCACAGCGTGGAGCTCGAGAGGCGCAGGAAGATGGATATCTCCACCATTAAGAAGCCAAAGGGAGGGCAATGATGGAAAGAGCCACCTCAAGGGCTTAATTCACAGACCCTTTCAATAAGTTCAAGCAAGCCCCTAAATGTAGGGGTCTTTTTTTATCTGACCTTTGTGACATTAAACTCGAGGCATGTCCATAATCCAAAAGATATTTTCAGCGTTGAACGCTGACGAGAAGCAGGCAGTCAAGACCGAACTCGCTCAAGCCGAACTCAAGGAAGGCACAACCATCGAGGCTGACAGCTTCGAGGAGGGTCAAGCCGTTTTCATTGTTACCGAGGACGGGGAAAAGATTCCAATGCCCGAGGGCACATACGAGCTCGAGGATGGCCGCAAGGTTGAGGTCAATGACAGCAGCATGATCGTGAGCATCGGATCAGGAGAGGAGGCTGAAGAGGCCGAGGGCGAAGCCGAGGTCGAGCAGGAGGCGAAGGAAGAGATGAGCGAGGAGGTCGAAGAGCTGAAGGAAGACGAAAAGGAGGCCAAGGCCGAGATGGGCGACATGGACAAGCTCCGCGAAGAGCTGCGCCAATACGTCCGCGAGGTGGTCATGGAGGCCATGCAGGAGAAGGAAGAAATGAGCAGCGAGGAGACCACTCCCGAGGCAGCAGCCGAAGAGACTGAAGATAAGGCCGAGGAAAAGGCCGAGGAGGTTGCTGTCGAAGCATCAGCCCAGAAGGTCACCGCGAAGATCAAGGTGAAGCCCGAAGGCACTCGCCCCGACTCCATCGACTGGTTCAAGCCAAGCGCACGGAATACCACGATGAGCAACGTGCTCAAGCACATGAACAAGTAAGACACTTAAAACCCAAAACCCAAACGAATGGCAACTACATTCACAGATACAGGCGTATCATACGCAGGTGAATTTGCAGGCAAGTACATAAGTGCAGCCCTGCTTTCAGGACAAACCCTCGCGAACGAGGAGATCACAATCATGCCGAACGTCAAGTTCAAGGAGGTGGTTCAGCAAGTCACTACTGGCACGCTGTTGGCCGATGCCACCTGCGACTTCACAGCGAGCAGCTCCATCACTTTGGAGGAGCGCGTAATCTCCCCGACGGAATTACAAGTAAACCTCGAGGTGTGTAAGTCCTCATTTTACAACAACTGGCAGGCTTTAGAGATGGGCTTCTCTGCTCATCACGACCTCCCCGCGAGCTTCGAGGACTTCCTCATCGCTCACGTTGCCGAGAAGGTAGCGCAGGAGGTTGAGTACCACCTCTGGCAAGGAACAGACGGGTCAGGCACTTATCAGCGTTTCGACGGATTCGCGGAGCTCGTTGGAACTGATGCCAACCTTCCCGCAGCGCAGGAGGTAGCAGGCACAACAATCACCGCTTCAAACGTGGTTGATGAGTTGGGCAGCATCTTGGACGCTACTCCCGAGGCAGTTTACTCTCGCCCGGACTTCAAAATCTACGTTGCGCCAAACATCGCCCGCGCTTACATGAGAGCATTGGGTGGATTCGCGGCCATCGAGTACGGCACACCATCGAACACAGCGGCAGCCGCAGGCTCTGGCTACAACAACCAGATGAGCGTCGGAGCGAAGCCGATGAACTTCGAGGGCGTTGATCTTTGCCTCGCTCCCGGTATGGCTTCAGGAAAGGCAATCGCCACAACCAAGAGCAACCTGTTCTTCGGTACTGGACTGCTGAACGATGCCAACGAAGTGCGCCTCATCGACATGAGCCAGTTCGACGGATCGCAGAACGTCCGCGTCATCATGCGTATGACCGCAGGCTGTCAAGTTGGAGTGATCGAGGACGTCGTTACCTACGGCATCACGAACTCTGTCAACCCTACCTAACACAGGCAACTGAATAGACAATTCAAGGGGGAGGGGCTGAATCCCTCCCTTTTTTTTTCACTCTAAAAAGACAAAAAGAAATGGCTTGCAATTTGACACTCGGACGGAAAGAGCCTTGCAAAGATGTGGTCGGTGGGATTAAGAAAATCTACCTGATCAACTTCGAGCCCCTGACCTTGACAGAGTCAGGAGGAGAGGTGACAGACATCGCAGACGCTGCCGGAACGGCTGACGTTGATGCAGTAGTCTACGAGGTGCGCCATGCTTCCTCCCTGACCACGAACATCAACAGCTCCCGCGAGACGGGCACGACCTTCTTCGAGAGCACTCTGGAGCTGACCTTCAAGAAGCTCTCCCAAGAGGACAACGCAGAGCTCGCAATCATGGCACACGGACGCCCTCACATCGTCGTGGTGGACAACAACGACAACCGCATGATCGTAGGCCACGAGTACGGCTGCGAGGTTACAGGAGGCACTCTGGTGACAGGCAACGCGATGGGCGACCTCTCGGGCTACACCTTGACCTTCACGGCACAGGAGCGCACTCTTCCGAAGTTCATGCTCAACACTTTGACAGAATCAACTTTCGAAGATTTGCTCGGGACTGTAACTGAAGGCACAAATTCGTAACTTAGCACCCGACACATGGAGCTGATCTGCTCCTCGTTGGTGTTGGTTTATTGTTTGACAGGAGGAGGGCTTCGCGCCCTCCTTTTTTTATCAACACCCCCAAGCGACTCAACAAGCCCCTGAATGCTTTAACTTTGTGAAAACCACAAGGGACAGATGCACATCTTGACAAGCAGTCAGACCGCCTTGCAGACCATCAAGTTCGCGCCTCGCTCGATTGGTGCGCTCCAGTACCTTCTCCACCTTCAGGAGGAGGAGAGCGGCACGACCTTTCAGATGATCGGCTACGGGATACAAGACGACAGCTACGTCAGCATCACCCGAACCTTCCCCTTATATGAAAACTTGTACTACTACCTCCGGGTGTTCAGGCTGCCCTCTGGGGCTTTGTCTTCTACCATGTCAGCCCTCGACGAGCCAACCATCTACCGCAAGAGGGTGACGGACGACCTCGAGGCGGCAGAGGGATGGGAGGAGAGCGTCTTTCAATGCGTTTCAAATCTCGTTGACCCTTACACCTCAAAGACGAGAAGGCAGGCGAATGAACTCGTAACTTCGTACCTCAACAGCGGGGAGATATTGAACGAAATCTACCGGGGCAAGCTGTTCTGCACAAACAGCACCGACCTCCAAGACTTCAGCGTCTACGATAAGACGCCAATGACGCAGCAACCCGTTGACAATACAGCGAAATGGATCACAATCTGAAGATATTAAAGCTCGCAAGCTACACCTCCCCGAAGGTGAGCGAGAAGCCGCGCAATGCGTGGGTCGAGTACGGAGAGGACAACAACTTCTACCAGTATCTGATTGACCTCTTCCACTCTTCGCCAACGAATAACGCAGCGATTCAAGGCATCAGCGATCTGATCTATGGCGAAGGCATGGAGGCAGCAGAGGGGAGCAGCCTCGAGGCGTATGTGAATTTCATCAAGATATTCCAAGCCGAGGACGTGCGTCGTGTATGCCACGACCTCAAGCTCTTCGGCCATGCATCCTTTCAGCTCACTCTCGACAAGGGTCAGGTGGTCGGAGCGTTCCACATCCCCCGCAACTACTTACGCCCTGCGAAGGTGAACGATGAGGGCGAGGTGGACACCTTCTATTTTTCCAACGACTGGAGCAAGGCGAAGAGCCCTAAGTTCGCCCCTCAAGCCTTCCCCGCGTTTGGGCATCAGGCAGCAGGCGACGACGTGGCCATCTTGAGCGTGGAGAGCTACAGCCCCGGGTCTGTTTACTTCTCCCCTGTGGACTATCAAGGAGGGCTTCAATACGCGGAGCTGGAGGGGGAGATCGCGAACTACCACCTCAACAACATCAAGAACGGCCTCGCTCCGTCCATGATGATCAACTTCAACAACGGAGTGCCACCCATCGAGGAGCAGTTCGAGATCGAGCGCGACATCCTCGCGAAGTGGGGAGGGTCATCCA